CCACAGATATGTCAAATGTTCTCACGAAGACTCCGACAGTTATTCAGATTGCGGATGAAGTTCAACAAACAACAAGAAAGGCTCTTGGGAAGTTTGTTGGGATTAAATTCTTGCCAAGCATTCTTTCACAAATCGAGGGAACACTTGCTATGACAATGAAAGAATTTATTCGTAAAGAGGTCATCACTGCTTACACAGGGATCAAGGCAAATGTTTCACCTGATGATCCAACGGTAGCAGAGGTTGAGGCATATTATCAGCCTGTTTTCCCATTGTTGTATCTTGTCGTAACCTTCAATATGAGAGCAAGTCTCTAAAAAAAGTTGCTCTCAGAGTCTTGAACGGGGTATTGTGTCATAGGCACAATGCCCTTTTCATATTAGGAGAATAAATTATGAGTGATTCAGTAAAAGATCGAGTAGCCGTGCTTGTCGCAACACTAACAACTGCTCTCGAAGATGCAGAGAAATTTTCAGATAAGAAAAACAAAGCCGCAGGAACTAGAGTTCGTAAAGCCCTTCTAGATGTTTCCAAGTCTTGCAAAGACATTCGACAACAAGTCACAGATGAAAAGAACGCAGAATAAACTCTTTATTTTTATCTTGTGGGTAAGGTGGCTTAGTGTCACCTTATTTAATTTAGGGAGGTTGCTTTGTTTTTAGAAATTCGTGTTCTTTCGTGCATAGAAAGATTGAAGTCCGTTTCAAAAGAAATTCGTTCCTTCGAAGATCCTGCTTTGAAAAGCACAGCAGCAGGTAAGAGAGCAAAAAAAGAACTCATTGCAGTGGAAAGAGAAATCTTATCTATCCGACAAGAGTTGATGGAGATAAGGCGGAATAGGGTAGCCACAGGGGAGAAGAAGGCATTGTAAGATGTTTTCAATAAACATCTTATATTCTTACTTTATTTACAAGGGATAGACTTGTCCCTTTGTTGGTAATTTTTTCAAGAGGTGTTTAATGGCTGCTCCATCAAGTGGATTTACGAACCCCGATAATACTCCTGCTAATGGAGTACAAGGTTCTTCTTATATTTATGAATACGGAACAACACCGAATACTCGTGTTGCGATGTCTCAAAAAATTCGATTGCTTACTCCTGCCTATGGTGGCGGACAAGCATTATTTCAAATTGGTTTGGTGGCAGATTTCAGTGCTTCTCAATCAAAAGGTAATGAGCCTGTTCGAGGAATTGGTTTTGGAGACCACATTGCGGAGATAGTTCCTACGGTCACAGATCCTGTGGAACTGTCTATTACACGGTCATTAATGTATCTCTCTAATCTTTGGCAAGCGACAGGCTATGCAGGTGGTATCGATGGTGCGGTTCGCTCTTTGAAACATCACAGGTGGCCCCTTTGACCTTGAACATCAGTTGGTTTTCTCTACTCTTGTAGATATGGATTTATATGGTGGTGAGAATGCCAACAAAGCAACAGGCGGTGACGCTTCTTCAGGTTTCCACTCAGGACATAAAGCATTGACATACCCCAAGTTACAAGGGCATTATGGTGATAACCCTGCTCACAGTATTCTCATCACTATGTATGAAGCCTGTTGGTGGACATCTTGGGATCTTACAAATCAAACAGCAGATGGTGGTGTTCTTCAAGAAAGTGGTTCAGCAGCAGTAACAGATGTTCATGACTATGCTTCTGTTTATGGCGAATTCCTTGCTAGTGGTAATGACCCAACACTTGGTCAGTATGGTTCTATCCGATACGGTTTCAGTGAAGAGCAAGGGGATGCTGCAAGATCGATTGGGGCAGTTACTGAGTAGGGTATTATATTCACAGGTCACCTTGACCTTGTTTAGATGTAAATGCAAATATATACACACATACAACACTTCTTACCAAAAAACCAACATGCAAATGTTTGGATAATATGTACGACAAATTTATATAAATAAAATGTATCTCTTCTATACAAAGTCAAAGTTTCCTGAAAATCAAACATTAGGAGAATTTGATGTTGAATCTATCACAATTAAAACAAGCCCTTGAGCCAATAAAACAACTATCCCTCGCAGAGGATTCTCTAACCTTATCAGGTGTGACGATATATGTTCGTATTTTGAATCCGAAGCAGGACTTCAAAGTACAATCTCTTTCTCAGCAAGTCTTAACGGACTTCTCTGAGGATGATGCACAGGCAGACCGAACCAAGATCCTTGCGTACTTGGATGAGTTTCGTGCATTGACCCTTTCGATGTGCATTGTTCAAATCAATGATTTGGATTTGAGAGAAGCAGCCTACATAGAAACAGGGGAAAAGTTAGAAAACGGAACGCCCATCAAAATCACAAAAGAACAAGCCTTGAGGGATATTGTTTCAGAGTGGAATCGCCCAATGCAGATTGCGGTTTTGGATTGCTATAATGCTCTTGTGACAAAGATAGAAGAGGAAACAGGCACAAACATTGAGGGGGAGTTTTCGGACAACCAATCAGAGTTAGAATATTTGAGGGGTCGTGTTCAAGAGTTGGAAAGACAGAACGAGCAAAAGGTCTTAGAGCAAACACATAATGTCCAACAAAGATTTAGAAGTGTTGTGGAAAGCAGCAAGACCGTAGACAACCAAGATCAAATAGAAGATTTTGCAGGCAAGAGTTTGAAAAAAAGAGAGCAGATATTCCCTGATAAGGCTGCACCTCCGCAGGCACAAACAATTCCTCAAGCACCCTCCCCAAGTTCAAGTTCAAATACAAATCCATCGCAACAAGAGCAAGAATCTCTTGTGCTTCCGGAAGAGAGTCCTGAAAAAGAACAAGAAGAATCGGTGTTCTTTCAAGATCAAGAGTTCCCCCCTGCTCCGAAATCAGTTGAGAAGAAAGATGGGATAGATGTTTATAGGCTTCCCTCTCAAACCTTAGAAGCCGCAACAGTATCTCCACAAAAACAACCTCAAAAGAGAGCACCTATACCTAGTTCAAGAAATCCTCGTTTCAAACCACCTCAATAATGAGGTTTTTTGATGGAAAAGCCTTACGATGATATTCGAACCTTAATAGAAAGAGGATTCTTAACGCACAATATTACTGTTCGTGGTGTTCCTATTACTATTCGATCCTTGTTTCCTTCGGAAGCAAAGGAAGTTGTTCTCCAATCGCACGGAGGCAGTGTTCAGACATACAAAGACTATATCGTAGCCCGTAGTTTGTATATGGTCAGAGGTTTTGTGTTGTCTCAAAAGCACGTTACTTTTGATCTCTTTTCTATGGTGTCTGAAATGCCTTTACTTGTTCGGCACAGGCTATTCAGTGAACAGCAAGGTCTAATGCATCGATACGCTAAGTGTTTTCTCTTAGTGGAGGCATTTTCTTATGAACAGGAGTCTAGGACACTATGGTACACACAAGGAAGATCACTGAATGATAATCCGTTTGGTCGATTCAATGGTATTCAAGGTATTTGGAGGTTGTATAATCTCTATGAGGATATGCGAGAAGACTATGAAGCCTCTTGGAATAATACAAAGTTCTTAGGCTCGGCTTTTTCACCAAAAGGTCTGAAGAAAATCTATGAGAAGGACAAACAGCAAAAGAGATCCGACAAGGCAAATCGAGAAAAGGTTATCAGAGAAGGCATTGCTAAGTACGCAGGCAATTATGTAGAAGAGAGTGAGGAAACACAACGAACCCCCATAATGGTTTCTGCAAAGACCGAAAAGGAATTGATGGAAGAGTACCACCGATGGGTTCGTGGTGAGAAAGACGCACACGATCTGCTTGTTGAGGAATATAAACAAAAGATCAAAGGGAAGATGTCCGATGAGAAGAAAAGTTATGAGCAAAAAATACAAGATTTGGAACACCTTCCCGAAACAAGAGGGGTCTTTTCCGCCACAGAGGTGGCTACAAAGGAACAATTAGCGGCAGCAGGGTTCAAGAAAAAGGTTGGAACTATACAAGGAGAATCTCAACGAAATCGTCTATATAACAGATATCTTGAAGCCGATGAAGTACACGGAGACTTTGTTGTCGGAGAAGATGGCAAGGTTCAGATTAGGAGGTAGGTGTGAGAAATAGAACGAGTGAGTTGCAGAACTTATTAAGAAACCTACCTGCTGAAATGCAAGCCATTGAGTCTTCCCTTCAAAAGAGTTACAACGGACTACAAAGGTCTATTGCCACCGCAGGTAAGACAGGCAAAATTCGTGAGATGCAAGAAATCCGACATATGAATCGGACAGCAAAGATGGCACAAGACCTTCAAAAGAAACTTGGTCGAGCCGCATCGCAGAGCGATAAAAACAGAATTATCGCTGAGTACAAGCAAAGGTTTGAACACGAAGATAAAATTGCTGAAATGAGGTTGAAGGCACACGAAGATGTCGCCACTCAAATGGACAATGACTTAGAGGAGTATGTAAAGAAATATAAGTCAGGCTTGTTGGAAGGGGCTGAGAATGCAGCAGACGCACTCGGAGAGGGTTTTGATAACCTACAAAATAACCTGAAAAACCTAGATATAAAAGGTCTAGGTGGAATGATGAAGGGAGGAGGAAAAGGTCTTCAAAATATGGGCGGTGCTATGGGCGGCAACATGGGCAAGATGGTTGCAGGTCTTGGTAAGGTTGTTGCAGGATTGGGTGCTGTAGTTGGAGTTCTTGGTGTTTTTGCGGCTATTATGAAACAAGCCGATGATGCCGCAAAAGAAATGAATAGTCAGATTTTATCAGGAGTCAGTGTTTTTGATTTAGGTATCGCAAAGACAGGAGAACTTTCAAATCAATTGCACGAAATGAGGCAGATGTCTTATGATGTGGGATCTAAATTTAGATTGGCAGGACAAGATGTAGCCACCTTGCAAAATGAGTTCCTTAAGGCAGGTATGACTCTGAAAGAATTTGGACAGTTTGCGAATGTTGGCGAATACAACATGTTGGGAATGCAAATGGCTCTTGAGCAAGTGTTGTCTACCTCTCGTCTCTTAGGGATGGAGCAAAGCGAATTAGCCCAACAGTATGTTTCGATGAACGCTGACTTTGGTATGGATATGGAGCAGATAGGGAACGCTTTCAGAGATATCTATACCGCTGCAAATTTATCAAGCATTGGAACACAAAAGTTTATGTCGATGATTACACAGGCGACAGGAAACTTGGCGTTGTTCAACATTGACTTTAATGAAGCCGCTGCTTTAGCCTCAGAGTTCATCGAAACATTGGGTGAAGAAGGTGCGAGCCAAATGCTTTCCAATCTTGCAGGAAAGTTCGGAAAAATGGGATACGAAGAAAGAAAGAGGATGGATTTGCTTTCAGGAGGAGGTCTTGGTCGAGGTGTTCGAGCAGGAATGAATGCTCAGGCGGCTTTATTGGAATCAGGTTCAGGGGGAGATATCATTGCAGATGCCCTTGATAAGGTCGGCTTTGGTGGGGAAAATCTAGCCGATGCTTTGATGAAAATGAATGCCAAAGAACAAAGAGAACTTGTTAACACCGCAAAAAATATGGGTCTTGGGGATGAGCAATCTCGAAAACTTTCACAAGTGTCCTTTCAAGCCAATGCTCTTCAAACAGATGCCACAAAAGGTGCAAAGGGTATGGACTTGGGTTCGACTCTTGCGGTTATGCAAGAGGTCGCTAATAACTTTGGTGGGGGTGATATCCGTAAGGCGGCTTTCACAAATATGGCGGCACTTGAGAATGTCACAGGTATGCAAGGGGAAGAGTTAGATAACTATATGCAAATGATTGACAGTATGCGTGGTCAATACGAAGATTTGCAAAGCATACAAGAAGTTGGGATAGATGCAGCCGCAGCAGAGAGGGGAATGTCAACAGCGGACTTGGAGAAAATGATCCAAGAGAACTACAAAGTCACATTGGAGGATGGAAAAATAAAAAATTCAGTGACAGGGCAGCAGGTGAAAGGGTTTACGGATTATCTTGCTCAAATGGCTATTGAGCAAGATGAGAACATAGCAGAACAAATGACTTTGGAACAGCAGTTGGCTCAAGAAGCCGTAGCCGAGACTCGCTCTTTGAGTGCTATTTTAGACAATACCGTATCAGGTATTCTTGATAATATTTACAATCTACTTTCAAGTTGGACACAATCTATTTTGGGTCTAGATGAAAATGAAGCCCGTGTTCAAGCAGAATTTATGCAAGAAAGAGAACAGAATATACAAGCCTACACAGATCAGGCTAATGAGGCGGATGATAAATTACGGGATCTTCGCAAAGCAACACAAGGTCGAGACATGACAGAGGCAGAGAAGGCTTATGAATCCGACTTGACAAGACAAAAAGATTACACAAAGGACAGAGCGAAAAAAGAAAGATACCTAATGCGTACAGGTTTGTCACGACTACCTTTTGACGCTCCCGATAGTAAGGATGAGTTGGAAAAAGACCTCCTAGCAGACAAACAAACACGACAGATGTTAGGTGTGGACAAACAATACGAACAGGCGAAGATGGATTCCTCCAACGCATGGGATTATACGCTAACAGGGCAAATCTATCAATATTTCAGCGGTGAGAATCATGCTCAAGCAGCAAATACGATGCAAAGAGATGTTTTTGCAGGAGCACACACCCCCAAGGGGAGAGGAGGGTTTTGGTCGAGATTTAGAATACTACAAATCCCTCGAAAGAGATGAAAAACATCAAGCAGCAATAGAAGAATTTGAGAAGAAGAACGAAACGGTTCAAGAGAAAATAAAGCAGAAAACAGAGGCAGGTGTTGATGCTACCGAAGCAGTAGAAGAAGCCATCCGAGAAGCGAGTATGAGGGAGGAGATATATCAAAGTGCTGTTTTGGGTGGAGTCAAAGGGAGTAAACTCACTGATGCCATAACAAATGAATTAGATGGCACAAACAAGAAGGCTGTTGATAATTTAGTTAGTGCGAGAAGGACAAAGGTTGAGGCTCTCGACATGACTACAGGGAAAGAGCAAAAGACGAGATACAATGAAATGGTCGACAGGCTATTTGCAGCAGGGTATCTGCAAAACACTGACCTGAAAGTTCCTGTTGAGGACTTCATTTATCGTGGTGGGGCAATGGGAGGAACTATTACACCCATCCACACACAAGATCAGTTCTTGGGTATGAAGCCCAACGGACCTGTCGATAAGGCAATGGGCAGTGGTGGGGTAACCGTTATCGTTAATGTTCAAGGGGATGCCAATGCCTCGACCATAAATAGAATCACAGCAGCAGTAACTTCTCCGAAAGTCTTGGACAAGTTAAGGGGGAAACGTAGAAAATGAGAATACCTAGTGCTTTTGAACACCCTAATGATGAATACAATGGTCTTGGCAGAAAGCCTGTTGTACTTGATGTTCTTGCTCCTGATCGACAGACGAGTATGCTGCCTGATGATTTGAAGTTTGTGTTTCACGTTAATCCCAATGACTTGGGGATTAATTACGCCAAAGATGTTTCAAGAATACAAACAATGGGTGGGTTTGTGGAACAGGTGTGGGGTGATGCCGCTCAAGAGATTTCTATGTCTATGAACAGTGGTGCATTTATTAGACCTTTTACAGGACTTAGTTCAATTACCAATCCTGATTTCAAGGGAACACGAAGGGAAACTATCGCTTACGATAAATATTTAGATCTTCTTGCTTTGTTTCACAGTAATGGGATGGTCTATGGGGTGAATGGGCAGGTTATACAAGCAGGCATCATTTCTTTGTATTTTGATGATGCTTTTTACTATGGTTGGTTCTCTTCTTTTACTGTCAGTGAGAGTGCGGAGTCCCCTTTTAAGTTCGACCTTCAAGCCACCTTTACTGTTGATAAGGAAGAGCATTTATCTTTCCTCCCTCACACGGAAATCACACAGAGGGTATTCTGATGAGCAAGAAACAAACAGCAAATGGTCAAGTGAACACTAATGCAAACACACAATCGGCAACTAATAGTGGTTCTCAGAGCGGTGTTGCAGTGGGGGAGTTCACACATGCTTATGATCCAATGGCGAATGATAAGCAAACACCCACTTGGAATGACATTGCTACAGGGCGTAGGATGGCTCTTTCCTATGAGCCGCAAACAGGACAACCTATTGATGGTGGGTCAGAGCAATTACGCAATTTCTCCCCATTTACTTTAACTTTTGTATTACCTGATGATCTACAAGACACATTCAATCAATTGAATGTCAATGCAAAACAAGTGACCATTTTAGAGGGAGAGCGAGAAATAAATGAGGATAGTCTTTTTGCTATTCAATCTGCGTATGACAATACCACAGGACTAGAATCTTTAAATTATGTAGAAACTTATTTAAATGAGGCGGCTTTTCAACAGTTCAGTAATCCCGATCCTGAGGTTGCTTTCGTTGGGACTATACAAGTAGTAAATTACGTAACACAACTACTTCAACTGCTCAAAACACCCAAATTACAGGTGTTGGTGAATCCTGTTTCTATGTCCATCACTTACACGAAGGTTCAGGAGTTTAATGCAAGGACTCGTAAGAACAGGATCTTCAGGGCTTGGGGGGAAGAACAGCCTACCATAACATTTAGTTTCACCACAGGAGGCTTTATCGCAGGACAGGAGCGACACTTTTGGTCTTCTGTTGAGAACACCCCATCAGGGTTACAATATGCAAGCAAGAAGCGATCTGCGGCTTGGCAAAACTTTATGAAGATATTCCATATATATCAAAATATGGGATTGTTTTATGACACAGTTTTTGACACAGAAGCCCATCTTGGTGTGGGGGGTTTGAGAATTGATTATGACCAAATGGCTTATTATGGGATGATTGAAAGTTTTGATTTCACTTATGATGCTGAAAGTCCCAACAGGCTTGCCTTTGAGGTTTCTTTTATTGTTTCCAAGATACTTGATTTATCGGAGTCTTCCAACATAGTACTTCCTCAGAGAAACCCTCACAAGAACGAAGAACGGGTAGGCAATAGTTTTCTTAATCTTGTGGAGGGCTTATGAGCATAAAGAACAGACCTTTTAAGGGAACTTGGACAGAAAGCGTTTCCAACAAGGAAACACGAAGACACGTTCCTGATGTGATTGTAAATTTCAATGGCGAGCCGAGTGTTCCTTCTTGTGCAGGGTGCTCAGGCAGGATAGATATGCAGGATTTCATTACGAGTGTTTCTGTTTCGAACTCAACGGATACCAATCCTGCCAACGCAAGTATCTCTATGTCTATTCCAACGAACAGGTATGCCTGTTTATTTAGAGACAATAAGTTCGTTCTCCAAACAGGGATGGAGGTGCATATTTATATGCGAGGTTTTTTCTCGGCTACTGAACTTATCTTAGGGCAAGGGGATAAAATAGCAGATAAGACTATAAACCTTAATTCGATTCCTATGAAGCCCTACTATCAAGTGTTTCACGGTGTGGTCACAGAAACAAGTTTTAATTTTGGTGGTGGGTTTTACGAGGCATCTTTGACTTGTAATGACTTGCTTCATTTTTGGCAGTATCAAAACATCAACACAAATCCTTCTTATTTAGGAACTCGTCTTGAAGGAAATAAGACAACATTGAATTATACAGGGCACAAGTATACAAGAAGAAACGCTTACCATATTATATTTGATATGTTCGTTTCAAGGCATGGGGATGCAGGGGCACAGGATTTTTATCTTTCGGATTTTACAAATACAGGTATTAAATCCGATGTTTTTCAAGATAGTTTTTGGGATGTTGCAGGTTGGTATTGGCAAAGAAGGTTCGAGCAACCAATGTCCAAATTAAAAATGCACGGAGCAGATGGAAGACAGTTCACTACTCTTGAGGCACTTGCGGTGGCTGATCCTGCGTTGCTCTCTAAGCAAGGGAATGAAGAAACAAAGGATTGGCTTGCTTTGGGAGAGGGTCAGGCATCCTCTACGGACACCTTGCTTTCCAAAGTCGTGGCTATTCTTCGAGCACAGAATCCTGACTATGTGTTTCCTGTTTCCTCTCTTTATTATGTAGAGCAAGCCGCTTTTGTTAGGATAGGGAAAGACAATGATGGGAACACCACCTATACATATCAAGGTATGAAAGGGAACAACGTTGCGGCTCAAACAGCCTTTGCTCTCGATGTTAGTGCTATCGGCTCGGTGAATATTTTTGAAGCACAGATGACAACAAAGATGGACTTGGCGAGTACTGTTACGCAGGAGTGTGGCTTTGAGTTCTATATAGATATGAATGGGGATTATGTTTTCAAGCCTCCCTTTTACAACTTGGACACAAGTGATAGTCGTGTTTACACAATAAAAGCCATTGACCTTATATCCTTTGATAACTCAGAGTCAGAACCTTCTTGTACAGTAATGAAAGGGACAGCAGGGTACTTTGGGAATATGACTTCTATGCTCTCCGCAGAATATGAAAACAGAGGAATGTATGTCGATTGGAAATTGGTAGCCAAGTATGGTTGGCGAGAGTCAGACTTCCAATCGACATTTTTGAATGACCCCAAAAGTATTTATTATGCTTGTATCAATAGAATGTATCTTGAAAATAAAGAGATACAATCAGGGAGTGTTTCAATACCCCTCCGACCTGAAATGCGGATGGGTTACCCTGTTTATATCGAGCCTTTTGATTGTTTCTATTATGTCAATAGTATTTCCCACTCGTTTTCTTTTGGTGGCGAATGTACCACTGACTTGGGGTTGATAGCCAAGAGAGCCAAGTTCTTTCCTCCTATGAAAGTCTCAGAGGGCATTCCCACAATAGAAGACGTGGACTTGGAGAATATTTATAGAACATCAAGACCTCTCTACACAAGGAACAAAGAGGGACTTCCTATGCTTATGGGACTCCCTAATGTTGTTATGGCTCTTGATCCATCGCTATTAAACCCAATGTGGATATCAGCAGGGGAGATTACTTCAGATTTTTTGAACAAAGCCCTAAATATAAAAGGATTGTCTGTAGGAGGGAACAACTACGAGCAAATAAAAACCTTTGTTGGCACGATGGTGTCAGAAGGGTATTGCACCCTAACAAGTACCACATCATCTTCGAGTTTAGACCACGTTGTTTTTCACAATGGAGGGCAACAGACGAACCCTCTCTCATTTCAAACTATATTGAGTTTTTTTCAAACTCTTTATAACGAAATAGAGGTCGCAAAGACAACTACAGATAGTGGTTGGAAAAAAGGTTCATTCAATCTTTTCAATGACTTATTCAAAGACCCAAATACTAATGCTTATGACTATGGGAATGGAGGAGCAACTCTCGAACTTTTTGTAAAATCTCTCGATAGATTTCGGTCACAAAAGGTGAGTGCTTTTGGGGGAGAAAGAAGTCCTGCGGATAATTATCTTGCTTCCCTTCAATTTATGAAATCTTCTTTTCGACCTGATGACCAACATCCGGGATCTTACCGATATTACTCAGATGCAATGCCGAATACTTTATCAAATCACGGAATTCTTCAAGGCATGGTTGATGCCACTCAAGCAGAGGTTTCTGTAACTGTCGGAGGGCAGGTGGTATCCACTTTCGTAGATACTTTGCGAAGTCCAATACCTCTTGAAGTTCCTGTCTTAACTACAAAAGTAGTTCCTATGGCAGATGGGTCTCTTCAAATAATTGACCCCAACACACCTGAGGGTCAAAAACAAAGCCGCAGCATCATGTCAACGAAATATGGTTTTCGCATTATAGCCCCTCCTAGTGAAGCAAGGAAGACAGCAGGGGTCGGATTAGAGAAGGGTTTTCAGCGACATTGGTTTATTTATTTGCCCTCATCGAAGATAACTCGACTCACTTTTGGTGTTCCAAGATTACAATCTTTTTCGAGTTCTGTGTATAAGATTCCAATTACAGCGTCAGATTGGGACTATTCTTCTCCAAACCTGACAAAGTATTTTTGGAATCCCCTTCGTGCTTCTTTATTTTATGTGGGGGATAGATCTTTTCGACAAAATCGAACTGAGACCCTATCTCGTATAGGAGCAGGGGGCTATGTGGGTTCAGGGAACACTATCTTCGAGGTTATGTGTGAAGCACTAAATACACATTTTCCTGATAATCAATTGTTTGTTGCAGCACAACTTGCTCTTTTCAAGGAATTAGGCGAAACGCTCTTTACCTCATCATTCGAACCTAATTATCAAATAGATGGTGGAGGGGATCGGGAGGTTCTCAGACAAACAGATGGCTCTATATGGGATGCTAACTACCAAACTACGCACAAAATAGTACAAATATTCGTTACTCAAAACGCTCTTGATGGAAAGTTTAGCACCGATGCCACTTTGACAGAGGGTGAGAAAGCCGTTTATGGATTGACTCACAGCCTTTTTCAGATTTTTAAGTCAACTTATGAGGGCGTTCACAAGGCAGAGCACGCAAAGATTTTCGACGCTCTCAACGGTAAAAATATTAATATCGCTGATGCCAAAACTGCTATGGCGGAGGTTGATGCAAAATTAGTAGACTTTCAAAAGCGTTGGAAGAACTTCTTAAAGGATGCTGCGTACTTTGCGTTTTCGTTGCCGAAGGCGTATAAGAGCAGGATAGACTCCTCTTACGATATAGATGAAAATGAGGCTTTCGACAAGTTTGTGGAAACAGCACTCAAGGGGGGATACCCCAATAATACTCCAACAACGCAAATGAACCTTCAAAAAACAGTAGAGGGTGAGCCTTACTTTTCCCCAATCTTCCCTGTTTCGGACAACAAAGGCTTTGAGCATTTTGGTGTTTATTCCTATGGAAGAGATTACAACCTTGCCTCTTTCTCAGCGGTTACCAATGCCCCTCCTGATCTATGGGCAAACCTCACTCCTGTGGAAATGGAAAATTTCTTAGCAGCCTTCAAAGCAAACTCAGGGGGTGATGTTAAAACGGTGCTACTTAGAACTTATCAGAGTAAAACACTGACAGAAGCAACTCGCAGCAAATTAGATCAGTTGTTAGCCGATAGTGTTGTTGCTTCCACTCCGCCCCCTGATGGATTTACAGAGCAAACATATCGCCCTGTTGTTTTAGAAAATATAAAGCAAGACCGTAATAATGCTGCTGCGGTATTTAATAAACAATTCTCCAACGATATCATTTCCAAATCAAAGCAATACGGTGCTACGATCTCTGCGGAAAATATTCCGATATCCCTTGCCCAACTAGACCAAGAGTATTCTCCTTTTCAGTGTAGTGGTGCGGCAGGTTCTGTTGCTTTGGATAAGAGTTATGGCTTTTTGGTTGTGGGAACTTCTAACATAGACCTTGTTGAGGATGGTCTTGATGTTGCCTCTTATGTCAAAGACATATCAAGAGCGAGTGTGCAAGATTGGACAACTAGGACAGGAGGCTCTTCGAGGAAATTTCTTTCCGAACTCTATTGGTGGCGTTACGTTGGGAGATTTCAAAAAAATCGGAAATCAATTCAGCAATATTCCTTCTCAAATAGATGAGGCAGGAGAGAATCTTTCTAATGCCATAGACAATGCTTTTGGTGGAGATGAAGAAGATGAAGAAGATGAAGACTAATCCTTTTATATTGTGTGAGGTAGTATGAGTTTTGATTTTCAAATAGCCTTTCCCTGTCCTCATCTTATACAAGAAGAGCGAGTTCCTCTTGATTCAGATCGAAGAGGTATGTTGATTTCTCAACCGATTGCCTCTTCAGGAACGGTTCGAGTGTTGGTGGATGATACCTTTGTTGTGCCTTCAAATGGTTTGAGTACAAATGCTGTCCTTCAAAGTTCTAAGTCAGGGGCATATCGAATACCAAAAAATGAAACAACACTTAAAGTTTCTTCTCTAACTGAAACAAGCACCATAGAACTTTCAACTTCAAGATCGATTTCTACAGACAGTCTTGTAAAGATACTCAACGCAAAGTTTACCACTATTGAAGCCGTTAATTTTAATGGGCATTTGATGCTTAAAGAAGGGATGTCTTTTGGAAAGCAGAGTCGACTTTTTGTAGAAGGGTCTGCAAGAGACACATTGGGCTTTGGTTTTGTTTCAAGTGCAAGAGGGAGGCAATTGTATCCTGCTTGGAGATTAGAAAAAGTGGAAGGAACTATCAACGAAAGATATCCGAGATTTGTGTCACCCTTAAAGAATAATCCCATTATAAAGGTCACATACACAACCCCTGCTGAGAGGTGTTTACGTTGTGGTGGTTCTTTTGTTGAAAATGATTTTCGCATTGATAGTAACGGTGATCTGCGAACGATTTCAAATCATGATCTGTTGTATCAGATTTGTATGAAAGCCATCTTGACAGAGAAGGGATCTAATCCTTTTTACAAGTATTATGGAACTCCTTTGATGGAGAGCATAGGCAGTAAAGCCTTGATGGGTATAGGCAATTTCTTACGCTTTGAGGTAGATAGAACTCTTAAGTTAGTACAAAAAGCACAAACCGCCCAAGCAAGATATCAAACGATTTCATTTGAAGAACGGCTTTTGAATGTTTTGAATATTGCAGTAATACAACACGAGTCTGATCCCACTGCTTTTTTAATAGATGTCACCGTACAAAGTGCTTCTCAAAAACCCATTTCTTTGTCAATCGTATACACTGCCCCAAGTGCAGTTGCATTGGCAGGTTCAAATGGCTTATCTCTTGGAGTTAAATAATGACACCGACAACACTAGGCTTTGATGGAAAATACCGAGAAAGGTTTTTATTCAATACCACAATAATGGATCAATTTTTTACAGGGGTTCTTCCTCCAAACACAATCGATGTGCAGGTTTCTATAAGAGGGTCTTCTTATGCCTCCAATCCTGACTTAATCGTATTCGAGGATACCTCTTGGTCATTCCCCAACCCAAGTGTGTTTCCTGATGGGTTTGAACTATTAGATGGTGAAAACACTATCTTGATTAGGGCTATTTTGGCTAATGGTGATGTAACTCCTCCCTGTGAGATACGAGCCATTCTTGCAAAGGAATCAAGCACTTCTCTCGTTGCGGAAGTACCCACCAATATTTCTCTTGTCAGACACAACACCCACACAACAATTTTGTGCGATGGTGTTTCATCGGCAATAGGGTACAACTTTTATGCCTCCTTAACCTCAGGAGGAGGTTCCTCAGGGTATGTGAGATTAAATGCCAACACTGTAATATCAGGGACAGACGTCCGAGAAGAAACCTCTTTATTTTCGGTGGAGGCAGAAGAGGACATCTTATTAAATTCGGATGGAACGCACTTGGCAGATCCAACATTTATTGGTGTGTCAACGCAGCAAAAAAATCAATTAGGAATTAATCTTAAAGAGACTTTGGTATCCCAAGTAGAAGTTCCTGAATCTACAAGCACCGTAAAAACTTCTGTTTCCGTATCTTCAATTGATATCAAACAGAGGTTTTCCTTTGACCATTATCGAAGCGGAGGAGCGACCACCGTTCCTGCAACAATACCAAATGCTTCTTTCTCTGCTCTTCTTGACTCTGACCTTTTGTATTATGTGATTACTGCCATTTACTTTGACCTTGACTTGAATTTGCAATTTGAAAGCCCCTTCTCTGTGGAAGTTGTGGGTAGTCCATTAGGCATCACAACTTCTATTGTGAGCCTGCCAAGAGTCACAAGACAGGACATTCGTAATAATTTTATTGGAGATGTTTTAAGGGCACACCCTGACCTAAGAGTCGAACCGAATTCTGTTTTGTCGGATACTGTAATACAACCCTTTTCTACTGAGGTCGAGAGAGTTCGATTTATCATTGACTTTATGCACAGATCTCAATCCTTCTCGACTCTTCTTGTTTTAGATGATCCTTCAAATTCAGGAGAGTCCCAACCTTTCGTAGATTCCTCTTACAAACAAGCCCTGCAAACCTCTTTTAACTTATCAAATGGGCAACAAGTACAAGCCTTGATAGACTCTTTGTTTGAGCATAGAGCATCGAATTATGGAATAGAAAGGCGATTAGGGCGGAGATCTATTGGAAGAGTCACGCTGTTTACAACAACAAGCCCTTCAAGAACTTTGTTTGTACCAAGCGGAACTTTCATTTCATCTCGGTTTTATACAACACAGCCCGTATCGATGTATGTGAATCAGTTAGCCTCCTACTACAATCCATCTCTCAGACGATGGGAGGTGGAGGTTACCGCTGAGTCGGTTGAGGTTGGCACACAAGGGAATGTTCTCGAAGGAGGGGTGAGTGGCACAGTATTAGGGTTGAGTGTGGTAAACGGCTCGGCTTTCTTTGGAGGGCAGGACAGAGAAACAAATGCTCAATTAGCCCGAAGGACAATGAATTCATTAGCAAGTGTGGATACAGGAACAGAAAGAGGGTACTTGCAATTGGCAGCCGATATCGTTGGTGTTCGGAATGTCCAAGTAGTTCCATCAGGGCACGCTTTAATGCAAAGGGATCTTGACGATTCAGGAGTGCATAGAGGGGGCAAGGTTGATCTATGGATTAGGGGGTCGAGTTTTTCTCAAGTCACAGACAATTTTGCTTTTCAATATACTCTTGCTAAAGACATTCAATTTGAGATAGTGGGGTCTCCTTTGAACCTGATATTTAGGGCATCGGACGATCTTCTTTCAGAGAGCACCCCTATACTTGAAATGTTGCAGGACACAACAGCAGAACTCTCTTTCCGAAATGCAAGTACAGGGCAGACGTTTGATTTGACAGGTGTTGTTGTTCTTTCTTACAACACTATTCAGTTGTCCTCTAGTGTAGACCAACCGAATTTTTCTTATGGGGATGTCCTGTTTGGGGATTACAGAAGGTTAGATGGGTCATCTTTTACTTTTACAAGACAGCCTGCACAGGAGATAATTTCTGTTGTTGGGACGATAAGTGGGTCTTTGCCCACAAGTTCTTTTGAGTTGGTGACACCTACTGCTCCTCTTGATAAAGGTTCTTCTATTCAAGCAGGCTCTTACTTAAATATAATTGGTTACACAAACAGCAGTGGGGCGAGAGTGCCCTCAGGACAGGCGATTGTTGTTTCTAATGAAAGCCACGTCATTATGGGAGGCTATTCAGAGTACTTGAATAACTTGGGCATAGACTCCTTGACCGTTGTGGTAACAAGTCCTGATGGTCTGACTACTTATAGATCTCCAAGCCATTCGAGCGGTATTTCTGACTACACCTTTGTAAGGGGCAGCGAATCAACACCGCTTGCTATAAAGAGAACTGATAACAGCGAAATCAAGTCAGGAAGTACGGTTCTTGTTTCTTACCAACACGATGAAAATTTCACAGTGACTTACACAACCAATTCTTCTGTTATTGCAATACAAGAAAGCATAAATACAAAGAAGCATGTCACTGCTGATGTTTTGGTAAAAAGTTCTGTTGAAGTGCCTGTCGACTTGGAGTTATCGGTTGCTTTAGTGTTGGGAGCAAGCCCTGCTACCGCAGACAGGGCTATTCGTACCAACCTTGCAAACTTTTTCAATAACTTGAAAGCAGGAGATCCTGTCAGACAATCGGATATCGTGGACATCGTAGATTCTTCTGAAGGGGTTTCTTATGTCGTAGTTCCGATTTCTCGAATGACAAGGCAAGAGGGTTCTCTAGTTGTTTCCGAAACCTTATCTGTTTCGCAAAACAACGATGTTATTTATCTTTCGGGAATGTCCAATAATTTGGTGAGTGTGTATCTAGTACAAGACTCTCTTTTCTTTCCTACTTATGACACAGGAGGCTTAGACAAAGACTTTAGGGGGGTTTACATCAACGACTCTCTATTGGTGAATGTTGAAAGATTGTCCTCAACCGCAGAAAATGTGTCTAGTGCTTCGGCTCTTACATCTGCTCCCAACCGTTCTTATATTGTGGGTAATGAAGGGGCGGTCATCTTAGGGTACACGGATGACCAAACCTTGATTGATCAAGGCTACACCGATATCTTTGCTCGCCAAGATTACAGGAAAAGTTTGACCCAAAACCGAGTTCTTGTTTCCTGTGCTGCTAGTGAAGATATTACAACAAAGAATTTGAAGGTCACCTATTACGTTTCTTATGACAGAGGTGTCAGAAACCTTGACCCCATAGAGGTCGAGTACCACACATTGGGGGAACTAACTGTTACATACGATGAGGATGTTGCCTTACAAAGTCGAAGCCTCTACTCAGGTTCAGGCGGTGGGTCATCGGCAAGTGGCTCAAGTGGTTATAGTTCAGGCGGATCTTCATCAGGAGGTTACTAATGTCTAATCCCTATAAAACAGGAATCACTCAAAACCCAAGCCCTTTGCAGGAAGAGGGTCATGACTTTGAAAAGAAAGTTCAAGCAGAAGCCGAATATATAATGAAAAGATTTTTGGTAATGCTTCCGAGCAACTATGTGGCACAGAAGACGGACCTTTCTATACCCTGCAATTCAAGGCAATGGCAGAGGCACTTGCGAGAGTTCAAATCTCTGTTCAGCAAATGGGCTTAGACTCTGCTTATGAATTTACAAGACCTGAACTTATGTGGCAAATACTTGGCTCTATGGTGTTCCCTAAGATAACGGAAAACCTAATGCAACCACCCATTGTAGAAGGGGATGTTCCTTATCGAGATTTTTTGAAGCAGATGGTCATTCTTCTTTTGCAAGGTTCAACGAAGAACTCAATTCAAACAGGTGCAGGATTATTGACCGATGCTGATGTCACTGTCATAGAAAAATCTATCGCATCTTCTCTTGAAGATTCCGCTTGGGGACTTGAAGATCAATTCACTTTTGAGGTCAATGTTGAAAAGAATGGTGGAACAGAGTTCCCTGACAAACCTTTTGATCTCCTTTACAATGTTTCTGTTATTCTCGATGCTCTTAAACCTGCCCATACACTCTTTGAGTATCGGCATATATTTCGTGAGGTTTTTGGAACTTTCTTCCAAGACGAAATGTTTCTCCAACAGGACATTTATTATTACGATGACTTTCGTAAGTATTGTCTTGGATTGAAGAACATATCAGGCTCAGGGTATATCCTATCCAATAGACAGTATCTTTCAGACCCTCTTCGCTCGTTTTCTAGTGTTCAAAAAGGCAGCACCCTTTATATAGGAGATGTCCCCTACGAGGTTGAAAGTAGTCACCATTTTATCGGAGGGGATGATACCGCTCGGTACTACACAACAAGCCCCACAGGACTACAAGGGTTGGCTACTGTCGAAGGATCAGTACTAACAGACCCTTGTCAAGATTGGTCGCTTGCCGCAGAGGGAGAGATTCTTACTTTCCAAGAGGGTATCAATGTGGGGGCTGCATACCGCTTACAAGATGTTTTAGGTTCGAATGGGGGTAGTGTTGGCTTCGTTAGCGGAGGGGGCACACAGGTGCGGATATGCCCCTCTATTGTCAAAGTCACGACAAGGCTGCCTGTTGCATCAGGTACTGTGTCTTATACAATAACATTGGACAGATTAGGGGTGAAGGAAGTGAGAGAAGTGTCCAATGAAGATGTCTCCCTTCAATGTTATCTTTGATAATTCCTTTATATTTCTGATTTGTAAAAAAGCGAGGTAAATATGCAAAGTCGGGTTTCGCTATTGGCAGATCGATACATGATACGAAAAGCCTGTGAGATAGCCTATTCAGACATCACAAAAATACGAACAGCCTCTCTGAGCAAAAGAGCACAGAGAGTTCGGTCAGAGTTTTCTGTGGAGTTGTTAGAGGCATTCGCTTATCCTTTTGTGGGAAGAATAGCCGCAAAGGGCATTGGAGTAAAGGATATTGCCAAGAAGGTTAAGGATATTTGGGGTGCGTTCAAAAAAGCCCCTAAGTATTGGAACAAATTCAAAGAGATGTTGGGCATTAAGTCCAAGAATATTGTTGGTCTTATTGCTGAATTGCCAAAGAAACTTATGGGTTTTTTTAAGCAGGGCATGAAAGCAATAGGAACAGCCACCAAATCTCTTGTGAAATCATTGGGAGACTTCGTTAAGATTTTTGCCGCTATTTCATCAAAGACAGCCATTTTCAATCAGTTGATGGAAAAGATAATGCCTTTGTTGAAGAATAATCCTGCTACTTTATGGGTGACAGAGAAAATAGACAAAGCCACAAACACTGCTAAGAACTTTCTCAGCAAGGTAAATCTTGGTCAGGGCAGTGGAACAGCCCTAGACTTCTTCAAGGGCATTCTTGATTGGCTTTTGAATAGCAAGGTCTCTAATGCTTTAGGAACTCCTCTCAAAGCCTATGTGTTTTTTAACATTTGGATTAATGTGACCGAGATTTCTTGGGACTTTACAGGGATAGCAAAAGGGATGTTGGGTTTGATATCTTGGAATGAACTCTTTGCTTCTTTGCCTGAGAGTGGTGTTGGATTTGTGATTTCTTTAATCTTAGGAGCAGCCTTCCCAAGTATCGCTCTATTCGGACCTTCGGCAGGCTCAATCCTTACAAAGATAACGGGCAATTGGTTGATGTTTGTCGCCCCTGTTTTCCAAATAATGATAATGGCGAAGGAGAAATTAATTAAATATGGCAAAGGGGTTGTAAAGTTCCTTTGGGATAAGATTGGTATCGACGATTGGCAAGAGCAGGGTCTGCCTGAGTCATTATCCTTAGCCTAATCAATAACTTGTCTATAGAACCATCCTTTTTGAAAATGTTTATTGGAGTAACAGATGCCTAAGTCAAATAGAAGAATCTCTCGCCAAAATGATTGTATGCTAAACAAAATAGAGATTGTGGATGAAAGCACCTTATTCGGAATAGGTATGATGGCGGCTCTCGTGATGAAAGGTTACGATGGGAATGGCGACCTTGCTGTTGAATCCGCAAAGTTTGTTTATGATGTGTTGCAAAGTTGGGACGACGCACAAGCGGAATTCGATGATATGGCATCCGCCATTAATAAGAAAAACAGGCAAGGATTTTTGGACTCTTTTGTTAGTTACACTGAGTCAGAGAATGACCTAATTGATGCTTTGGAAGATGTTTCTGAGGTGTTTTCTCATACGAATTTTTCTTTCGATCAAGATGTTTCTGACATAGATACCATGTACGAAGAGTTGGATTCTTTTACCGATGGGAACAAGTTGATGGGGCTTTTCACTGTTCCTGCGGAGGTTGCAGAAGCGAAGAAGGAAAGAGAAGATAAGAACAAAGCACTGAAACAAATGAGAGAAGACTTTGAAGCATTGCAAGATGACCTCGATGATGTTCAAGCAGATATGGCAGTGAAGATTTTTGATTTTTATGACCTCTCTGTTGATGTTCGATTACAAACCGCTCTCAACGAAATCAAGAGAGAACTTGATAGTGTAAAGGCAGAGGAAGCCGACACGGTAAAAACCCTTAAAAAATTGAAGAAGCAAAAAGGTCGTGCAAGTAAAAAAGAAAGAACACGAATCAACAAACAAAGAGCCAAGTATCAAGATGAACTCTTAGATATACAGAGCCGTATCCCCTCCTTGAGCAAGCCTGATGTCGAAGAACTTACAGCGATAGCAGAAGAGCAGAATGCCACTGCCGCAGCAGCCTTGAAGAGTGCGAGAGCAGAGAGAGAACGTTTGTTGAAGGAACAGAAAGAGTTGCTTTCTGAGATTGATGAAGCAACAGAATTGTTAAGAAACTCAGGCTTAGGTTTGATTCTCAATACAGATGAGAATGGGGATACAGAAGCCTTACAGCAATTTCTGACCTTCGAAGGAAAACGCAGCAATGTTTATGATGCTGCGAAGAAGAAACTTAAATCCTTAGCGAAACTCATCAAGAATGAGCAGAAAACTTTGAAGCCTTTGAGCATAAATGTTCCTTATCTTGATGCCTGCCTTCTACTCCATAACTATTCCAAGAAGGATTACCCTTTGACAGCCCTCAGAACTTTTTTACAAAGAGCCTTGTTGGGACAAAGATGCTTGTCGAGAAAGGATTGGAACGATTCTAATATGATGGACAAGTCTTATTGGGACAAAAAGATAAAAGAGGTCAGATCTTTTTATGATGGCAGGTACGGATCACACGCAATAATCGCAGAAGCCATCATCGACCAAACGAAAAAGACTCCTCCTAATTTCCAAGCCTATCTCAAAGACCCTAAGAGACTGCGGTAATACAACAATGAAAACAATAAAGGAGCGAATTATGGACCCGATTACAATAGCAATACTCGCATTTTTAGGTGGGAGTTTGGTTACAGGTGGGACTATCTTTGGTATTCAGAAAGCCAAAGAGGATAAGATACAAGAAACAACTGAGTTGGTAGCGGCTATCGGTCAGTTGAAAGATCAACTCGGAGAGGGACAAAAACAGGTGATGATAAACCTGACAGATGAAGACCTCTTGAAAGATGCTTGTTCCACTGACTATATCAAAGAGCAAGGAGATAGTCTTTGCAGAGAGATGTTCTGTCGTATGCAGAATAGAGGACTTGATAAGGGTGCAACACAGGCAGAGTGCGAGAATATTAGCCATATCACCAACAGCAAACACAGATTGGAAACTTGTATGCCTTATTGGGGTGAAGACACCATCTTAGAAGATGGCGGCTTCAATAAGAATAGCAAGTATGCCATTTGTATGAATGTGTTTGAGAGCAGAGAATAGGAGTCTTTGATGATAAAAGTTTTTGTAAATGGAAAGAAGAACCCAAAATTTACAGCAGCCTTTAAGAGTTTAGAGCAAACAGTAAAAGGAAGTAAAATACGTTCTTTGAAGAAGATCCGTGTGGATTTTAATGTCACTAGAGAAGAAATAGTAGGAGACCCTGTCACCGTAGATATGAAAGACAATACAATCACGGTTTCCTTATCAAAAGTTCCGACACAGAAAGCGATTGTTCCTTTGACTTGTTTGCTTTATGCAAAGGCTTTGTTGCAGATAGGGGCTAACAATTCTCTGTGGAAAAAACATTTTCAAGTAAATAAGTCCCTTATCAAGCCTTACTTGCGTTCTTTTTCTAAGGTTGTTGTAAAGTACAAATCTCTTTTCATAAATGACAAACTCAGTATGATGGGGCTTGCTGTGGCTTTGTTTCGATACAAAGTTTTCTTAGAGGGAGCACTCAGTGGAGACGATGTTAAATTATTCAAGAAAACTTTTTTGCCATTCTTTGAAGATGTCTTTGATGAAGATGACTCAGAGCCTCTACAAACAAGTCGTCTCGATGCCCTAACAAGTGAAGTTCAAAAATACGCTTCTTTGCCTGAGAAAGTATTATCGACAGCAGCAGTAGATAAGTATCTACCAAGTGATCGTCAGATTAGTCGCCTTGCAGATGAAGAGGATTTAATAAGTTTTGTCAATAAAGAGTTAAGAGACCTCCCTGCCACTGATCTTCTAGAAGCATTAGAAGATGAGAACTTTATGGATGTAGTTGTTGAAAAGATAGACATGACTCAAGTCAAACTGTTTATGCAAGAAGTTTTGGGGGAGCAGGACACAAGAAAAGAAGGGGATAAAGAAGTTGAGTTCGATCCTCTAGAGGGGAAAGAAAAAGCATCGCTAAAATTTCAGAGGGAGCAAGCAAATTGCCTCTCTGCTCTTGCAAACGTTTTTGGAGGAGGAGCACCCCCTTCAAGTAGTGCCTTTGACAAGACAGCCCCTGTAGAAGAACTTATTGGGAACAACCCTCGCTTCATACAATCTTTGGATGAACAAGCCAAAGAAATGACCTCCTATGTTGGAGCATCGAATGTGGATGAGAACACGAAAGCCTATTGGAAAGGACTTTTTGAAAAATCCTATGGTGGCTCAGAAGAGTTTGATAAAGCCTTCGGCACTCTTCCTGTGGGGGAACATGCAGGGGGTTATGATTGGTATGCCTCAACCTCTGCCTTATTGGAAAAGTTTAAGGTTGTTTTGTCACGAAACAATATGACAGAAGCAGACACAGGGGAGTACTTTGAGGCTGTGAAAACTGCATTAGAACCTCCTGTGCCTGATCCTGATACCCCTGTCATCACAATGGGACCAATCAAAGGGGCATCACGTGCTCGAAGTAAGATATTAAAGTATGATCAGGACATCTCTCAGTTAGGGGATATAGTTCGATTTACTGTTGTTGTTGATAATGACCTTAGCAACTTCAATGAGGTTTTTCGTCAGATAGAAGAAACCTTTGGTGCGATGGATGTGAAAGTTGCCTCTCAGATTGAGAGCAAGTTCAATAGCCCCACCCCTGTTGGGTATGGGGACATAAACTTTTCGGTATTTTTCGAGAACTTAGGGCTTGCAGGAGAGGTTCAAATAACAACACCTGCAATGGCAGCAGCCAAGAAGCAATATCATGTTCTTTACGAAAAGACTCGTAACATAGAAGCCCTTGCCTCTGCTGTCAATCAGATTTTCAATTCAGACACGAAAGGGTTTTCTTTATTGAAGGCATTGGTCGCTGTTCGCCAAGACCTTGTAGACAAAGCAAAAGATGCGGACAAGGCTCAAATGAAGGCTGAGTTTAAGCGTCTTATCTCTCCCATACAAAACATAGACACTGCGAAATTAGAAACCATTGCCTATAAAGATATGGACACAGAGGGGTTATCTTTATTTGGGAGTGTTGACCAAAGTTCTTTGGCACAAGCAATTAAGGTTTATTCTAATAGTTTTCTTAGCCTTGATGACCTAGCAGATTTTGAGAATAATTGTCGAGTACAACTTGATGGTTACAATGAGGCAAGAGGTGTTATGAGTCTTGCCCCCCACGAGTCTACTAAGATGCTTCTCAGAACTTCTATGCAAAATGGAAAGGTTGTAATCAATTCAAAAATCCAAGCGAAGATAGAAGAGGTTCTTATTTCTAAGAACCCTGAACTAAAAGGTAAAGCCTTAAAAGATGCAATGATGAAAGAATTACTCAAGAGAGACTTCAATGTGAAGGACTACACTCCGAATGATTATGACTTTGCAAAGCAGGCTCGTAAAAAGCAAGGGTCACTTATTGGGGGGTTCTATATGATCGAGGGCATCCCTTACTCTTGGGATGGTTTTGGAGCATTGCCTAAGTTCTTTACAGGAGCGAATCCAAGAGGTTGTGTTGATTATGAGGTTTCAGAATTTCTAGTTAAGGCACGACCTATTACAGAAGATGTGTTTCATAATAGAGTAGCGGAATTGACCTTAGAGCAAGCAGAGAAAAGAGAGAAGAAAATTGCTATGGCAGAAAACATTATTGAGGCTATTGCAGATAAGCCCAATAAAACAGCGAGCCTTCGTAGTCAAGTGATTAGGCTTGCCCACGCAAAGCCTAAACTGAGAGGTCATTTGCTTCCTTTGTTGAAAGAAGCGAAAGATTACTCAGCAATCTTTGATAAACTGAGTAAGGGTAAAAAAATCCAAGTGGCTCTTACGACTTACGGAATGTCAAGCGGACAGGGGGTCTTTGATGGTCAACTACACGATTTCGTTGTTGGTCGTTCTTCTTACTCAAAGAAATGGGGTGTCGAGAGTAAAGTTCTTATTCCTGTAATAGATGGCACACCAAAACCTGCTCGCAATAAAGCGAACAAGATTGTTATGATGCGAAGAGCCAATGGAAATGTGTCGGTTGCTTTTGGTGATATGGCGACCAATCTCATTAACCTTCGTTTGTGAAACCCACAAGGTTGTAATTACTTGAAATAAAATAGATAAAAAGTAGCAACTTTGATTTATTGGCGGTATTAAACAACATAGTAATTTTATCTTATTCTATATTATCTTCGGGTTGGGTTTGTCTTTCAGACCCAACCCTTCTTTATAGGGCGGTGTAAGGGTATTTCTCGCTCTCGGCATCTTCAAAAACATTGATGTAGAAAGTCCTCAAAGCAATCCCTTCATCCTGCTCAAAGCCCTCTATGTCTATATCAGTTCTATCATACAATCGAGGCTCTTCAGGGTCACTGTTAATAGGGATATCTTTGGAGTTGTGCCAAAGAATTCTGTCTATGGATGCTATGTTGTACAGGTTTGTGAACTCTATTTCGGAAGTACCTCCTCTAGCCATTTCGATGTACATTTTTTCTTTGATTAGTTGCTCTCTTAGATCGCACAATTTGATAATCTTTTCTTCTATTCTGTTTCTCTTTGCTTTAATTTCCTTTTCAATTGAGAATCTAATTTTCTGTATTCTCGAACTTATCGTTCGAGTCTGTTCTTGTGGCAGTTCTGCCTTCCCAACCTTCCAATAATAGTGTTTGTCTAATCCTACCCAATTTCCTGTGAATACTGTTTCCCCTGCACTACCTGATAAAGGCGTAACTAGCCCATCAAGAGGATGTTGGGATAGGGGGTCATCTTCTCCATTCTGAGAGATTAGGGAAGAGTCTAAGAACATTGAGATATCTAGTATATTACCTCCGTGTGCTACGTAAGCCATACATAGTTTGTGGAGGGAAGTGCCTTCTTTGACATAAACACCCTCTCTTTTTTGAGTAGGAACATTATTTTGATTCTTTTCATAGAAGACAGTCACTTTCCCAATAATATTTACTTGTCGGTCTATCTCTCCCACTCTTCTATCAAAGTCTTGGTGTTCTTCAAGAGCAAACTTTCGGAAGGCTTGCCACGAACCCCTTCTGAAAAGGGATATCCATCTGAAAGACATTATTTACCTCCTGTAAATAATTGACCAAGAAGGTCAAGCAAAACTGTGGGAACACCCCCTGCGACCAATACCATACCAATCGAATAGGATTGACTTCCATCAGGGGGTTGGTCTGAGGAGGAAACAAGTTGATTCAACAGTTCACCATTTCCTGATCCCACGTGAATGAGCATATCACAAGGAAAATCGAAAGTTATCTCCATATTCTTAAGTGCTTCAAGAACTCTATCAATGAGAGCGATAATCTCTTGTATTTGTAAAATCTTATCTTCTATTTGAGCGATGGCTTTCTTAATCTTCTCTCCAAATCCTTTGAGTCCTTCTTCTAAGTCTTCAAAGAATTTGATAGATTGGAGGAGAAACTCTTCAAGAGGGGGTATGCCATTTTCGAGAAATCGAACATTGCTCCAAAACCCTAACACCGAGTTGTTCATATCTTGTTTGCAGAAACTTAAAAACTCGTATGAATCTCTTACAGCAACAAACACGGACTCACCATTTCCTACATTTGTTTTTGTGCCTCCATAGTAAAGAACTAATGCTGCCCAATCAAGGTTGTTGAATCTTTCGCTAGAAGCAATATTCAAATCTACCTCTGTTGAAGCATATGCTGTGGCGTGCCAACTTGCTTTCACAGGGTGTATAGGCTCGTTCGTTTTTCTATCTAACAAGACCGCAAAGATTCTTTTTTCACTACTCGTTTTTGTTTTTTTATGATCTGAGCGTGCTGCATCTAATATTTCTTCTTCTGTGGACTTCCAATAAGGTTGTTTATAATTAATAAACAGCCCTGAATTTTCTGACTCATCATCAAACACCTCAATTTGAGAATTGCTTCTTACGGAAGAATATTTATCTACCTGTGAGAGCAAACCCGCAGGGAAATCTTGAGAAAGTTTCCTTGCTAAGGATTTGATCTTAGCCTTGACCGTTTTTCGGTATTCCAAAGAACTACGTCTTTCGTACTCTCTTTGATAAGCAGAGTGTGCTTCTTGATCGATATCTGACTCCACACCGAAAAATAAATTAGATATGTACTGTCCTGTATCTGCGTAGTTATTTAACTCCACCCCATCGTTTGGGATATATTGGAGGAAATCAGTAAGAAAAGCACAAGTCAGGGCTGCTTCTAAGGTCTCAATCAACAGTTCTTCTTGTGAAGATAGTCCATTGGCTTTTGCTGTACTAGAATAAGCAGGACTAAAGGGGGCTTCGTAGTCATAGGGCTGTAAAAATATGGTGTTAGCAGTCTCTTCTATCTCTCCTTTAACCAAATTGAGGGGAAAGTTATAAAGTTCGGTAGAAAGCCCCATATTCGCTGTTTGTTGTATAAACTTAGCATCTGATTTTTTTATAGCGGTAACTCTGAAATAAACTTTTTTAAGATCTGTTTCCTCTACTGTTCCATCAGGGAGTATGTTGTATCCTTTTGGGAGTTCACTGAATGGAATGGTTATTGTGTGGGTCTTTTGAGAAAGGGCAAGTCCAAAAGTTTTCATGAATACATGCTTTCCTGCATCCACAACATCAGAGGGTTTTATTCTGACAACATCCATAGGATTTCTGAGAAAGAAATTTTGTCTTTGTTTTAACGATGCTTTGTTATTGGTGCTGTTGGTTTCACTATCTTCGATAGTTCCTGAGAACCACCGAGCATTGGTGGTTTGTTTTCCACTACGATAAAGACCCTGCTTCTTTTTCTGTTTGTTCGTCCCTGCTTGGTTTTTTACAGGCAAAACATTTTCTGAGTATCCCATTAACAACCCATTCTCGAAGGAGGACATTTCAACAAGAAATCCCCCTATATTTGGAGATATGGCAGAACCTCGTGGAGCGAGATGAAGAGGAAAAGAAAGTTCTACTTCTTTTTCTGTGATGTTGTACTTTGTCAAGAGGCTCTCTTGATTTCTGACAAGCACCTCTACTTCGCCTATTGAGGGCAGTTCTTTCATAGGAACTTTTTTGTCCAAATTGAAAAGCCCTAATATTAACTTGAGTACTTTTACTATAGGGTCGATCCCTTCAATAAAATTCGTGCTTGCATAAAGATAAATAGCAATTGCCCCTGATGCTTTGAAATCAGGTTTCATTGCATCAGGCATAAGCCATCTTTCTATCATTCTGTTTTGAAATCCAACATAACCACCCTTCAAAAGGTCATAGTTTTGAGTAGCCACCAAACCGAAGTCAGTTGCTACGTAAATTCCGAGTTGATCAAGGTCGGTCAGTATTCCTTTTAGCAGCCTAATGATTGTTTGGAGAAGGGCGAGCATAGGGTCAAGGAGGCTCGTGATGAAGGCTTCTACAAACTCAAGGATCTCTAATGTAACGTTCAAGATACTATTGATGAGTTCGAGGAAATCCTGCATAGGGTCAATGACCGCAGACAGATCAATAGGGATTGGTTCTGTCTTAGGAGTTCGAATCCATCGGTTCTCTTCTATTAAACTAGGCACTAGACCCCCCTTTTTTATGCTTTTGTAGTTTATCCTCTAAGTCCATGAGTTCTTTTTGGAGGTTTTTGTTTTCTATCTCTAGCAAGGCTCGCAGTTTCAAAAACATTTCTGTCTGTTGCTTCACAAAATTGCCCTCTACCTTCACGGTCTTAGGTTCGCTACGCATATGCTTCCCTATGCGTAACTCTGCTTCGGCTAATTTTCTTTTGATCTCTTCTAGTTGGTCTTTCATAATTTACTCATACTTTCTTCAATTACAGAGAGAACCTCTTCCTCAGAAAGATTTCTTTCAAGAAGTTCTTGTGCGAATTGTGCTTTCCTTAGTGTACCGTTCCCTTTATTGGTTCTAAAATTAATCCACGTGTACCTTAGGTTTCTCAATAGATCTGAAAAATCAAGTGTTTCATCAATGCGATCTATCTGAAGAGGTCGTCCTGATGATAAGGAATAGCCAACAACATTTCGTTCGATGGAAGTGTAGGGGTCTGAACTGCCATAGGGGGTCAAATAGTCAAGTCTTGTGTCTTGACACCAATTTCTTCTGTCAAGTATCGAGCAGCAATCGGATGTGTTCAAGAAGGGAGAACTGAGGGTTTCCCCTGACAAAGAATACACTAATTCATTTGAGATAACCCCTAGCCCTCTGTCAGTGTCTGTTGGGTCATTCAACTCAGAGATATGTTCTTCTTTTTGAAAGTCGTGATAAGAACCCTTCTTCGTCTTCTTTGTTGGAGATTGTAGTTCTTCAATCCAAGACAACACTCTTTCCCTTTGAAAAAGAGAGTAGTCCAACATTTGATCCGAGAACAGACCTGTCGGTCTTATGACAGTGTAGGAAAAGGGTTGGATAGAAAAGTAGTTCCCTTTAAATGAACCTGAGCCATCAGCAACTTGGGTGGGTCTCAGATCATTTTGTCCCTCTGCTTCCCCATCAACACCAAGTTCAGACACGAGAGGCAATACCACAAAATCTTGGTAAGTAGCGGCACTACCAAAGATAACAGGGGATACTCCGCTTCCTGCGTACTCATGGGTAGGCTCAATCTCAACAACACCATCTACGACTTCTACTACACGATAGAAGCCCCTGTTGTCATCCAACTCTGAAGGTCTCCCTGCATCATGTTCGGTTCGGTTGGTTGTTCCTTTATCCCCAAAAGGTCGTGTTCCTTTTTCATCAGAAAGAGTCAGAGTTCCTTGTGGGTCTATCAAAATAATGTCCCCCTCCTGAACAGAGGCGAATGTTTGGTTGTCATCTTTCAAGAAGTTTCTTTGCTCTACTTTTCCACTATTCCCTTGAACAAGAATCTCATCAACGAGCATACCCTTTAATTCTTCGTGTGATTGTTCAAGGGGTATCATCGGTGTTCTGAGATAGACCTCAAACGTGAAATCCTGCGGTGCTGTGAGAACAAGGCTGCTTCTGATGTATGGAGGGGCTATGGCAAGGGTTGTATCAGACAGAACCTCTTCAACAAGAACCTCTTCAACGAGTTCCCCTGCACTGTTTATAATTCGCACGAGGTCACCGCTATTCACATTCACAAGTTCGTCAGTGAAACCGCCAAGTTGTGTTCCATTAGAAATGATGGTGTCCGCTGTGGTAGTAGAAAGCATTTCGCATCTTCGTGTTTCATAAACAAAAGGAAGCCTTTTGATGGTGTCGTCTATTTGTTCTGTAGAGCCATTCCATCGTCTAACTCTCGACACCTCAAACTGAACTTGCTCATAGTCTTGTGTTCCTGAGGTCGCTGTGCTTGCACTTCTCATTCCAATGCTTGTTAAGGAATGAGTAGCATCGACAACTTTTTCTTCTGTGCCGTTCAAGTCCAATGCTTGCAAAGGAATAGAGGGTTCGAAGAAGATGCCCCCAAGAGCCTTGAAGATGATATCAAAGGTGTCTGTAATATCGAGCCAATCTAGTCCTGAGATAGCGTTCCAATCAACACCTGATATATCTATGTGGGTGCAAACATTGTCATAGATGACCGCATCGGGGTCACCGTTGTAATCCTCTGACGATATCTTTGGCTCGACATGAACACCGATTTGGTTTCCTGTGGGTGATGCAACAAGATCAGTTCCTACGGTGTATGCAGTTCCCGAAATAGTGATTGTGTAAAATCCACCTATTGGAGGAGTCGGCATTGTGGGATCATCAGGAAAGCCTACCATATTGCTGTGTTCCCAAACAGTTGGGAGATAGGACATTCCTGAGCACCTTTTTCCAACAAGAGGAGTTAGGGGATCACTGTACGCAGTTCCATCGGCATAATCTATGGAGGTGATAGTGAACTCAAGCCCTTCTTCCACAACACTTTGGCTTGAGTATGCTACCCTAATTGTATTTGATAATGTTGGGAGAGCATCTGTTAATATGTACAAGTACCCACTAGAAGAAAACCCGTTTCCTGTGGGGGAGGAGGGTATCAGGTAGCATCTTCTGAGAACCACTTTGCTATTTGATATGGTCTTGACCTTAGGAAGAGCCACACCTAAACCCTTCTTGCCTGAATCATCGACATTGAAAGAGTTTGTTTTGTCTTGAAACCATTGAGCGACATCGTTTTCTACTGCGTGTCGTACAAGATAAGTGCCTGCTTTGATAGCCCCAAAAGTATCTCCTGCTCCTCCGATAACATTGGTTGAGTGTTTTATGTGAACAACATCCCCTTTGATGATTTTACTTAGTTGTCCATTGGTAACGGTGGTGTCGAGAGTATCCGCAACAGTGGCAACATTTTCTAAGTAATCCCCTATGATAGCAGGGAAGGTATCGTAGGAGAACCCTGAGCCGCTACATATTACGCCTGTTTCATCTTTTGTTGAACCTGCTAGCCCTGCGAACCGAATACTTTCCCCTGTAAGTTCAATATTTCCTTGTCCTTGATTGGGAAGGGTTATCGTGTTCTGTTGTATGAGTTCTTGTGTGAAAAAGAATGGGAGGGAGTTGTTTATATTGTCGATGTTATTCAAAGATAAAGTGTTTCCTTGTGACTCTATATCCCTTGTTTCGAGTGTCGTGTTCAACACAAGAACTGCCTTAGGGTGTTCAAAGTCTTTCTCTCGCATCTTTCTGAAATCAAATTCACTTGTGAGTTGACATCTGTTAGGGTAATGGCTGATTTTGTCGCCATTATATTCTGTTGTGTTTGTGAAGGGGTCTTCGTTGGCGAAAAGGCTAATAGCAAAGTCAAAGAACTTGTTGGGGTCACCACCCACAGGTAGTCCAAGAGTCACAAAGTCAAACCAACCTGTGAGTCCTGTAAAGGTGATGATTTCTTCTGTGGGGTCTATCGTCATTGTGACAATAGGTGAAGAGCCTCCTATGTTTGCACTAAACAAGTATCTATCCCAAGATACAGTAGGATTTAAGTCGTGATAAATAGAGATTGTTTCAACAACAGCCCCTGTAGTGTGTTCTATTATCTTAATTTCTATCGCATTTCGATTGCCTCCTGTGACAGGCTCTAGGTTGGTATTCAAAAAGTCCAACCAACCTGATAATTGGAATCCACTAATGCTCGATATATCAAAGGTTGTGTCAACACCATCATCAAGAACAACCAACCCATTGAGGCTGTCTCCTCCTCCATCGGTTGCGGTGGCGATATGCACAGCAAAGTTTTGCATTTCATATCGAACAAGACTTCCTGATGTTGTAGAGGTGACAAGTCTTGGAAATTGTACCAAACCTTGTTCCATTCTCCCCACAGAATGAATTCCTCTCCAAGACTTCGGATCAAGGTCATCGGCTTCTACCAACACGAAATCTCCTTCTTTTAAGTCACCCAATCCTGTTCGAGGGGTGTAACTACCTGCGGTGGCTATCGGAGTTAATTCAACGTTCGTTTCAAGACCTTTTATTGAGAGTATTCCATCACTACCCATCCGTTCATTCGGATAAACGGAAGATGTAGTATCAAAGTTGTCTTTGGCGAATATTTTTTCAAATTCCTTTGCAACATCCCCCAAGATAGAAAGTTCTGTTTCCCCTCCTCTGAGGTATGGGATAGCGAAGTCTCCTGTGTCATCTTTTTCTTCGCCTTTTAGAGCAGGGAGTTGGGCAGGCTTTATGTCTGTGTTTGAGAACTCAACGAGAGCCTCTATTTTTTGCAAGGGCTTTGGTGGGTCTTGTAATGTGAATTTTAATAAATCAAATACAGGAAAGAACCCCGTTGCATCTTCTGCCGTTTGTCTCGTCTTATCAAATAGTTCTCCTGTTTTTAAATTCTTGCCCAAGTCATTCCAAGAGAAAGCATCAGAGGCTTGCATAACGGTTATTTGCTGCTCAAAGTCTGTGACCTCTGTTATTTCAGAACCCCCTGAGTTTATGTTGGTGGGTACTGCTCCTGTGATGGTATCCCCTGATCTTATTTCAAGGGGTTCTTCTGTGAAAATATCAAGCAGGTCATCGATAGAAGAAATTGCTGTTTCGTCTATCTTCATAAATGTGTAAATACACCCTTCGATTATTTCATCTATGAACACCCCACTGCCATCTGCTGTTCTAACAAATTTAGTGTGTCCGTTAGGTCTTCCCAATTCAATCTGATCTCCTCTTTCAAAGGGCGGTGTGGATAAATCATAATCGCCTGTCGATAGGTCTATTAAGTCGCCCCCATTGACCAACAGGCGGCTTGTGTCAGGTATCCCTTCACTGTCCATAGGAAAGTCCTTGATAAGCAAGGGAGTGGCTATTATGGCAGGCTTTGTACCTATTGCTGTGCCAAGAGCCGCATCTATATCAGGAAACCCCTCTGCTCCAAAAGCAACAATTCTAAATCGAGGTTGTCTCTTAAATATCTCGACGCTTGATATGTTGGCGATCTGCCCTAAAGCAGGGTTTTCAAGAGCACCTATTTGAGATCCTTTAGTTCGATATACTACTTCTTCTATGACTCTTCCTGCGGTGTAGACTCCCCCTTCTCCATAAAGACTTTCTAGTGTTCCTGAGAACAGGGTCGAGAAAGCAGTGGTTCTCTCAGGAAAAAGTCTTGATAAAGGGTGCGTTTCCCCCATATAAGCGTACTTCCCAACAGATCTCAAAGGAAAGAGTCGCATACGCTTTCTGCCAACGAGGACTCTATCATCTATGTCATTTCGGATATATTTCTTTTGTTTCAGAATGAACTCGTTTAGTTCATTCATATCGGTGAAATCCCCTTCAAGAATATTATCGGTTGTTAAAACCGCAGAAGATGGATCTATGATTGAGTCCGACTCCAATAGAGGTATCCTTGACAAGGAAAGAAGCCTTCTTTGTTTATTGAAGTAGATATTCCAAGTGTTGCGAGGATTGTATATACCTGAGAAGGGGTCTTCGTAGCCAACAGGGGTGTAGTCTTCGTCTCTTCCTACGAAGAATTTGAACTTCCCATCTCTATCCCCAATAAAGCCACCCACGATTGTTTCACGGATTTGCTCATACCCTCGAATGATTTGATTGTACAAATCAATGAAAAGCCGAGCCACTTGATCTTCTCTGAGTGCCTTTTGCAATTCTCCTCTGCTGTCCAAAGAACCTTTTTCGTGGTTAGAGGTGCTAAAATTAAAGATAGAATTTGATCCGCTGTGGGCAGAGGTCATTGAAGAAGAAAATTCTCTTGCAACTTCACCCATATAGACAGGATTTGGGATGACTCTTGAGAAAAAGTTGTCAGGATTGTAATGCTTAAATCTTGCGTGAATCACTCCCTCAGAAAAAGGAATGATAGCCGACATATACCTCCCTGCAATCACAGGAACGATGAGGTTTCCGTTCTCCATTTTTGGCGAAACATTTCTCCTAACTACGGAGTAAAAGTACAACCTTTCGTTTCGATTTATCCCATCCAAGAACAGTGTCTTGAAAGAGACTACCCCTGTAGCAGGAGACACCTTGTAGTCGATATCTTCAATGAGTGTTCTAGCAGGCTGCTCAATGCCATTGGTCTGAGAACCTGCTAAGACAAGTTCAAAAGGCTTATCGCTAACAAAGGGTTTGACTAAAAAATCTATTCCTTTTTCAAAATAAACAGGTCGAGTAGAAATCCTCAAGGTGTCTTCGCTTCTTTCGTAAGCAGTAATGAAAATGGATTGCATACTAACGTTAGTGAAGTTCCCATCATCTGAAAGTTCGACATCTTCTACGAGATAGGGGTCTCCTGATAATTCAAAGATGTGATTAACGGTCAAAGATTCTGTATGGTTTCCTTTCAAGATTATTTTATTCATTCCTTTGTCAATATTTTCAAAAGGGATGTGGTTGGCATCATACCAAAAACCATTGTTTTCATCTACGCTCTTGTCAGTAAGGAACATGGGTTGTTCTGATGCAGGAGCATTCGAGCCGTGCTCTTGTGTGGTGGTCGGTGTGAAGGACACCGTAGTAAACCCTGCTTCGTGATTCGCTGATGTGATGTAAAAGCAGCCCCCATCGACAAACAACATTTTTCCTTGTGTAAATTCAGATGTTCTGTCCCCTGTGGCTACAAAGGTTGAACTATCTATTTCTAACTTGAAGGGTGGTCGCCAAATTGGAAAACTTGGAGTCTTGTAAGAACGTCCTTCCCCTGAACTTTCGTAGGCAAAGTAATTCACTTGAACGGTTTTTCCATCCTCAACAGGTGCGATAAAGTTTAGAAGATTGTTATCAAAGTCAATCGTGACCTCTGTTGCTCCCAAGTTCATTAACTTTGCCCCCATCCAAACACGAGTTGTCGCCTCTCGATCTATCGTTCTATTCTCGGCATTGAAGGCATATGTGTGTTTGTCTACTCTTGTGGTAGATTGGAGTTTATAAGAAACGGTCAATCGTGCTTTCGTTTGTATGGGAAGGTTATTTTCATCTAGTTTCCTCGTGCCATCAGTATTTGCAAGAAAATAGTCGACCTCCACCTGTTTGTTCTTTTTCAAAACCTCATTGAAAGAAACATTTCCTGTTATTGGTGCTACTGTCACATCAACATTTGTTACATACTCTTCAATTAGATAAACTGTGCCACTAATGCCAACAGGGGAGTATAAAGAAGATACAGTGGTTTGAAAGTGTTCGGTGTCTCTGAACTGTTGGAGGTATAAAACCTCTTGTCCTCCAAATTGAGCAAGAAGCCCTTCTCCAAATTGAACCTGCCCCTCTATTCCTGATCCGTATTCCCCTACCTCAACAACATCTCCTGATAAAGGATTGGTGAACGTAGAAACAAGACTAAGATTTCCTAAGGTGTGTGAATACTCTGTTGTGCCTACTCTAAGAGCAAAACAGTTCTCTTGTAGGTACTCATCAATGGGCACAATGATGGCATTGTTTGCAGCAGAACCTAATTTTTCAGAAGAAAGAATTGTAATAGAGTACTGTTGGCTTCCCACTTGTACAAAGAAGTTTCTTCCACTATTCAAAACCTCCCCTCCCTCATAGGAAAATATATCTCCTGTTCCCCCTGCCTCGCCTAAGTTAGAAAGAACACGAACCTTAAAAGGCTCTTCTTCAAGGTGTGTTGTTGGTACAAATATCTTGTCACAAACAAGGCTTGGGTCGTAGGTGTTTTCATCAATGCCCTCAAATAGCGTCCAAGAGGTGTTGGTTGTAGAAACCAAGAAAGGGGGTTTTACTTCAAAGGATAAAGGGTTGGTTTGATTCACTTGCGTGATAAAATATGAACCTTTGTTATCCCCTGACAATATTTTCAATCTTTGTCCGACTTGGACATTTGTGTATTCCATTGATTCTTGGAAGGTGTTCCCTGAGCAAGATCCCCTAGCACCCTCTGCTAATTCTTCATTTTGAATATCGATTAGTTCAAGAAGACCTTGTTGCCCATCTCTTAATAAATAATCAATCTCATTTTCAAGAACACTAAACCCCGATCCATTTTCAGAGAGAGCAATGTATGATCCTAATTGAGACAACATTGCTTGTGGTATGACAGGAGCAGTAAGGTCAAAGGTGTTTCTTTCTCGCAATACTTGAGTCGCTTGCAGGTTGTTGAATGCAACCCAAATAAAGTTTTCTTGAGGGAAATTATGTACGATATCAACATAGTTCCTTAAAGGGGTGGTTTTCAATCCCAATGTTTTTGTGAAAAAGATATTGGGTAAGAACCCTATCTCATCTTCAAGCGGTACTTTGTCCAAGTTCTGAAAGTAGAAAGCAGCAGGAGCACCGATACTCGTGGAGACTTGTCCGATTTGTTTGAAATCACAAATCCCTTTTTCTCTCGATTTATCTTTTGGTGATCGGAACATTCCAAAAGAAAAACCACTGTCGTTCAGATAAGAAATCCCTTGCGTGGTATCAATGACCCATCCTGCATTAAAACCCAACGAGCCGCACCCTGTTAGATTCCTATCAGCGTATGTTCCTGATGTGAGTCCAAATCCGATTTCAATACGACCTTCTAACGAGGTTGTTTCAATACAGAGATAGTCTCCCACAACGGAGAACTTGCCATCTCCACTAGCAAACAGTCCCGTTTCTGTGTTGAGGAGGTTTGCCATATCTCTTGCAGAGTATGTTCCACTTGAAGAGCATGTCCAACTGTATGTATTCAAAGTTCCGACAGCATTTTTAATAGCAAAGACGAAAACATCTCCGAATCTAACTGTATATGTATCTTTTCTTCTTGAGGGCATTACACAAGAAGAAAAGGTTTTCGCAGGGGTAAGATCTGCTTGTATAAAGTAAAGAGTTTCATTCCCAAGATTCTTTAAGTCCCGATTAGATAGAAATACTTTTCTTGAGTCTAGGGCAACATATGCTGTTCCTCTTTTCCTAAAAAATCCAAAAGGAATATCTTCTTCTCTAGTTTCAACAACCACGTCACGAAGAGCGAAAGAGCGACAAAAGAAAAAGAAATCCCCAATACCTCCAAGTTTCTTTTGTATTCCCATAAAAGGTCTTTCTGTGATGGGGGTTGTAGGGGTAGGAGTTATTCCTGTGCCATCAGGGGTTTTCAAAAACCCTGAGGTGCGAAGATTCCCCTGATCAGCAAAAGGAATTGAAAAGTAATCATCGGTTTGGGTGAGGGCTACAGGGTTTGCGGTTTCGATTGGTTGTGTGCAAAGAGAGACCCCCTCATAAACAACATCCGCTCCAACATAGTTCAAATCAAACAGGTCAGATGTTTGATCAACTTTGCTCAGTAGATCATTGTGGAATTTAATTTTTCCTGTACTTGTACACCAACCAAAGGTTTTTTCATTTGGTATTACAAGAGCATCTAGTTCGATCTCTGTTTTTACAGGTAGGGCATATAAATGTTTTCGATTGCCTATTTTCACCATAGGTCTTTCAAAGATGCTTGGTATCGGACATAAAAAGTGAAAGAGGTCGGTTAACTTTCCTATAATTCCATTTG